TTAACCGGGCGAATATCATGGCTATGACATGGCTCGTCGCAGAAAAACTCCTCGTCTGAATTGTGTTTATTTTTTATGTTCGTGCTCCTGATGCTCAAGATGCTCCAGGTCTTCTATCCGGTGATTGATAACCTTTATCTGCTCCTCCACCACCGGCATGCGGCGGGCAAAATTGTTGTGCTGCCGCACCTCATCCTCCAATTGTTTAAGACGGTAGTTTATGAGCTTGTTGCTTGTAAGAATGCCTCCGAAGGTACCCAACGCCGTTCCCAAAAGGGCTATAAGGGCGGTTATTATGTCCGTGTTCATAATACTCCCCCTCAGTTCGGCCAGTAGTTAAATCGAATTGCAAGGTAATAGCACTGTGTGTCTGTTCCCGTTGAGCCGCCCAGCGTGGCGTAAAATCCCGTTTTGTCTATGCTTGCCACCTTCGGAGCGGCCACACCGGCAACGCCTGTTTTCGGCGTTAAAAGGACGATTTGCGGCGCATTGCTCATCTCGCTCATGAATGTGGTTTTTACGCCCGACCCCGAATTATCCAGCTTGTTTGTGGTGCCGTAACGGATTTCCAGCATGCCTGTTGTGAGCAGATAGCCGATATAGGTCTGATCCGCGCCGCTGAGCCTGCGCTGCATCGAAAAGGTAATGCCGCGCTCACGCCCCATTATTCCGTCCGTTGCCAGGTTTGCAAGCGCCATTTTAACGCCTAATGTTGCGCCCGCCTCTGCCGGGTGCGTTTTCGTTGTATCAATTACGGTTGTTCCGTCCGCCTGCATGTCAAGGGTGTTGCCTGCGTTGTCATTAAGGAGCAACTGTGTCATATCGGGGGTAGCATCCGCGAATCCGTTCGCAATGCGGCTTTCCAGATCGTTCATGTTCGCCGCCGAAAATGCGTCCCCTGCTTCCGTTACGCTGTCCGGCGTATTCGTCAGCTCCAAGGTATTGCCGGAAACGCTGTCCTTGTACTTGTTCAAGCCTGTCCCGGCTCTGTTTTTCCATGTTTTAGCTTGATATGCCATAACATACCCTCCTTATGCGTTTGTAGCTTTATCGGTCAAATACAGGTTATCTCCTGCCCAGAGCGCCACGGGCGCGAACGGTTTCACAACACGGGCTTTTCCGTAAAGGCGCACGCCACCGTCATACTTAATTCGCACATCCAGCAGGCGGCAGATATAGGATAGCCGGGAAGTGCGGATAATCACGAAATCGCCCGCTTCAAGGGAAATATCGCACAGTGCCGTGAAACTGATAGTGTCATTGTTCGTCACAAGCGCGTTGAGTTCCGTCTTGCTCGGCATGCCGTACTTATTGTTGAAGGTGATACCGCCTATCGTTGACAGTTCGCCCGTATTCACGCTCCACATGTCAGTGAGCTGCTGCGCTTGTACCTTGCTCATGAACTGCACGGTGATTGTGCCGGTTATTTCGGCGGGGTTATCCGTATCTCCCGCTGAACACCAAAGGTAAACTCCATAAGGAGAAGAAAGCGCTTCGCCCTGATTGCCGCGAACCGTAATATTGGCCGTGCTGCCGGTGACTGTCACTGCCGATATCTGCGCAAAGGCGTATTCGGGTGTGTTGTCGGCATCGGCGAAAGGAACCCATATTCGGTATACTTGTGCTGTTCCAAGCGTTCCAGCCGCACCCCACGGGTCATTCACCGCCGTTGCGCCCGCGAAACTGAAATTAAAGGTCTTCGTCTCTTCGGGGGTCGGGAATCCACTTGTAAAGTCATAGGCGGTGTACTTTGAATAGTTCGTTGCGATATAGGAGTATTTCTTGCCTTTTGCATACTCCGGCTGTTCCATCATGTCCCGGTCTGTAAGCATTACGGAAGGCACGACACCATTGTAAACCTTAGTGTCGCGGACAACGAAAGCGTCATCAAAAAGCTGATCGCCGCTGCGATTCGACAGCAATTCCATGTTATTTGCAAAGATTAGCCTTTGCAATTCTTCGTCCGGGCGTCCATAGGCAATCAGAGCCCCTGTAAGACCTCCTTGGTCTTGTGTCTGATCTGCAATTGCGGTTGCGCCTATTCCGTTCGTGAACGCCAGTAGGTCTTCCGTTTTTAAGCCCCAGCCCCACCACTGCGGCGCACTGAACGGCGTTGCGTCCGTGGTGAAATGGATATTGTCCGTACCGCTCATAACCTCTGTTGTGGCCGTTATTGTGGCTGTTGTGCCGCTTCGGTTGATAACCGGGTTGTAAAAGCACATCGGGTGCATTTTATCCGTATCGTTGAAGTAGAACCGGCATTCAATGCCGCCCTCGCCGAAGGTATCGTCCGTGAACGGCGATTCGTCAAAGTATCCGTCCGAATTGTCATATGTTAATACGACTTCATTTCTGGGCAGCTCATAGCACATTTCCGAAAAGGTTTGCTGCAATTCGACCCGGCGCAGATACTTGTCATCAATCGTCATTGAGCCGCTGCGCTCGCTTATTGCCCAGTCTACAAAGAAAAGAGAGGTCTGACAGTGCAGCGCAGGAATAACATCGGATTGCCAGTTTGCCGCCCAATTCCCGTAAGTTTCTACTGCCATATCACACCTCCACAAGACTGAGTGCGCAGTCCGTCCAGCCGGTCACATAGCCGGTATTTGCGTCAACCTTCCAACCGCCCGCTGTTCTGTCCGAAATGTACATGTCACGGGTCACGAAATCGCCCGCCACTTGGTCGAAAAAACGCACTTTGTTATAAAAATTGCCACCATATGCCGCCGTGAACAGCTTCAGAATTTCCGACCACTGCGCGGCGGTGAGATACCGCCATTTCAAGGCTCCCTTGGCTATATTGTCCCGAATAACCATGCCACGAACATAGCCGGATACATTTCGTGCGCTGTCCACCACTGCCGCCGTGGTCATATCGTAATAGGACGGGTACGGAAGGGGGTGTTCCGTGCCGTTCTTGTCAATTATCGTCACAAGCGCGACCATCAGTACAAGCCTCCTTCCGCGAACTGTACACCGCGATTATATGCGGCGCGTTCCGTTGTTCTTAAAAGCTCCCGCCCGTCCAGCGTTACATTGCCTTCCTTTTGCAGGATAGCCAGCAACAATTCATTCTGACGGCGCAGCAGTTCATTCTGCTCGGCGTTCGCGTCTGCTACACCACGCGCGATACCGGCTACAATCTGCTGATTATTGGCAACTGTTGTCTTATTGCCCATGCTGCCCACCAATTCCGGGCCAGCCTCGTTAGCTATGAACAGCTGCCCGGTTGTCGGGAATCCGCCTGTGGCAAAGGTTCCGTAGGTAAGTCCCTGAAGCGAATTGATTTTATTCCAAATATCAGCAAGGCTGCGACCATCGGAAAGTTTGAAAGTGTACAGGTACTTTTTAAGATACGAAACATCCCGCAATTTCGACTTCACTTCCGAGATAAATTCCTGCGGCTTCAGCCTCATCGCCAAGCCTTTCATGTATTCTTCAGAGTTAATATTGCCCTTGGCGGAACTCATCATCGCTCTACCGATATTGTTTACTACATCGTTATTTACGCTGTTTATTGCCGCTTCCTGTACTGCGTCCAGCAGCTGTTGTTTCACTTTTCCGCTTTCAATACTTACTTCTTCAAGCTGACTGTAATACGACTTCGTTATGCTATCCTTGAATGACTGTATTTCTTTGTCGGTCAGATTTATGCCCAGCGCATTTGCCTGACCGCGCAGAATATCAACGGATAGCAGTGCTTCTTCGTATGCCGACTGGATGCCGCTCCTTTGGCTATTATAAGTGTTTTGCAGATTGCCGAATTGAGTATCGAAATCGGACAGTGAGCTGCCCAGCGAAATGCTGGATAAAACGCCCTTTTTAGCCTTTTCGGCAGCGGCATTGTCCCTCACCGTCTGTTCGGCATTGCGCACCTGCGTAAGCTGGTTTAGCTGCTGCGTGAGCAGCGTTTTGAGCAGCCCGCGCTTGCCGGGGTCTTTTTCTTTGCTCAGGAGGGAAAGAGTATTGTCTATATCGCTGCCCAGACTGGAAACCTTCTGCCCGACCTGTGCTTGCAACTGCGCCAGTTCCGTGCGGGTTGACTGAATCGCTTTCAGTGCGTCCCCGCTCAGATAACTCTTGATCGCCCCGTTCAGGGAGGCGAAAATCTTGCTGAAATTGACATCCGCAAGCCCCTGTGCCGCCTTGACCATACTCCTGATGGAGTTTGTCATATCGTCAAATTGCGTGGAATCCAGCTCGCCGGTGTCTTTCCATGCGGTCATATAGTTCTCCACTTTGGCCGCCGCTTCGTCAAAGGCTGTGCGCTGCGTGTTCAGTTCATCGTTGAGCTTGCTGTTCGTTTCAAGGTAATCGTCAATCGCCTTGGTGTTGCGCTTATAATCGTCCGTGAGTTCATTTATGGACTTGCCTACGCCGTTAAAAATGCTTTCCGTGAGCATTTTACGGCGCAATTCGTCCTGAGCCTTAGCTGCGCCTATACCGGCAGAGGCAAGCGCCAGCAGACCGCCCACAAGTGCGCCTACGGGGCCGCCGATAGCAGCGCCGCCCAGAGCACCGGCAGCCACACCGCCCACAAGGGAAACTATGCTGCCCGTAAGAGAGGTGCGGTCATTGGAGGATAGGGCTTTGGACAGGTTTTTTGCCCCCGAATAGGCAAACCCCATGCCGGCAATAACGCCGGTTGCGCCGAACAGCGCCTTTGACAGCTTTTGTGACCCGGTAGCGGCTGACCACGAGGTCTTATACAGCGTTTTGAATGATGTGCCGGTTGCGCCGAGCAGCTGTTTCAGATTGCTCCACCCGGTAAGAGCCTTTTTACCTATGAGATATGTTGCGATCGCAATGCCGGTAGACTTGATGAGACCGCCCCATTCTTCGAAGAAAGCACGCATTTGTTCCTTTATGCTGTTGGTCTGATCGGAGAGCCCCGCAAGGAAATCATAACTCGGCAGGTCAATGTTCAGGTCATAGCCGGAGCCATTTTCGCCCGCGCCAGAGCTGCTTCCCGTGTTGGGGGATATAACATTCAGCTCATCAATTCCGAGCGCCGCATTGAGCTCCTTTGCGGCCTTTGTAGCCCCGTCAAGAGAGGTCTGTACATCGTCCGCTATCGTGGCTGTATTTTTCAGCCCCGAATAGTCAAAATCGGGCATTTCATAGCCAACCAGGGCGGAAAGCCATTCGGTGAGCAGCTGTACCCCCGCACTTAAATAGGGGATAATCTTTTGCAGGATAGGCAGCAATCCCATACCCAATTCACGCTTGAGCTGCGTGAACTGCTGATTCAGTATACGGACAGCGTTCTCCGGCGAAGTGACGGTTCGAGCCATATCGCCCATAACATTCTTTGACTGCTCAAGAATAGCAATGTAACGCAGCTGTGACTTTTGTGCCTGCGTCATGGTGTTATACGATTGCTTCACACCGTGCGCATAAGCTACCTGTTGCAGGGTGGCCGCATCCAGGGCATAGCCCAAATTACGCAGCGGCTCAAGTTCGCCGGTAAAGCCGGAACGAACCTTGTTCATTGCTTCTGTTATGTCGATATTGAAGAATGAAGATATGTCATAGCCTATCTGCGTAAGGTTCTGTGCCATCAGCTCAGCTTTTGAATCGATAACGCCGAAACCGGCTCCGATTTGCCGGAAAGTGCCCAGATTCCGTATCCATTCCGAAACATCAATACCCAGCGCCTTATTGACTTTCTGTGCATATTCAAGGGCTGATTTTGCCGATTTGCCCATAGTCACATAGAACAGATTCAGATTCTCCACATAGGCGCTGCTTTCCTGAAATGCCGCCTGCCCAAACCGCGCGATTTTATTTAATCCTGCCGTTATTGTTCCGACTTTCAGCACTTTCCACGCCTGCGCAAAGGAAGATGTTTCCTTTTTCGCTTCCTTGCCGGATTTTGAAGCTTCTTTCAGCGCTTGAGAAATATCTTTTATTTCCTGGGCTTTCGAACCATCGATAGAGTGCAGCGCAGTGCTGAACTCGTTTACCCGTTTAGCCAATTCGGCAAGCCCCGCTCCTGCCTTTGTGGCACTCTCGAGAGATTCTATTTTCTTTTTAAGTTTGCCGAGCGCAGAAACGGCAGCTTTTGTTTCTGCCGTTACCTGTAATTGGAGACCGCCTATATCGATATTGTTTTCATTCATTAAGTGCGCCTCCTTTGTTTGCGGCTTTGTCGGGCTTCATCAGCCCGTTCAGCCACTTAATAACCTTTTTGCGCTCCTCTTCCGCTTTTTGCGCCTTTTCTTCTTCGGTTAAAGGCGTTATGCGGAGGGGTTCCAGCGGATAATTCTCTGCCGGTGCGCCTTGCTTGCGGAAAGCGTTGCGGATAGCAATACTGACCGCTGCGTGTATGTAAATACCCTGCCACCACATCTCTTGGTTGCGCCGTTCGGCGTTGTATCGGTTTGCTTCCCGGTACGCCGCCGCCAGTCTCGGGTCATCTTCCCAAAACTGGACGGCAGACATTCCGAGAGAGAGGTAGTAAGGTAGCACCTCGTAAAATAATTGCGTTGCGGTTTTCGCCGCGCCGGGCTGCGGTATCAGAGCACCACAGCCATTCTCCCGTTTTTTCTTGTGTCTTCGTCCGCAAACAGAGCCTCGGAAGGCAGATGGTAAAGATCAACCAGCCTTGCGAGTTCTTCGGTGGTCAGGCCGCCCAGCTTGTCGAACAGCTTTTCCGCTTTTGAAAGGGGAATATTCGCATGATTTTTACGAAAAGCATAAAAGAACAGAGCCGGAATATTCGTTTCGGGGTATCGGGTCAGTTCCTCGATGCAGAATCCGCGCTGCTCGGCAAAGCGGACGCTGTCACGGGAAAATTCAAGGGTGTAGGTTTCGCCGGTTTCGTTGTCGGTGATAACCATAGGTTTGATATCTGTGTTTTTCATAAGATGCTACCTCCGTTTATTTATCAGCCGCCCGTTGTGGGCTTGGTGTCCCATCCGCCAATCTTGTGCGGGGTAATGTAGGGCTGGATTTCGAGAACAGCGTCAACCTCGATCGCGCTCAGTCCGAGGTCGGACGGCTTGCCGCTGAAATAGAAGCTCTTGGTCAGACCGGGAATGACCACGGCGAACCAAACTTCTTTGTCAGCAGCTATCGCAGTATTGTACGCCTCGACAAGCGTTGTCCACGCCGTCTGAAACTCTTCGGTGTTATTGGCGGTGAACTGAATTGCCCCGCCCGGGTCTTTAAGTCCCTGAATGTAGGTCTTCCACTCTTCGGCTTCAAGAGTGGTGGTATCCAGCCCGGAAGGCTCAGGGTTAAGGTCGGGAATTGCCTTGATTCCGGGAATTTTGGTGTAGCCGGTTGTGGGTTTCGTACCGGCAGTAGTTTCCGCCGCATACTGTACGGTAACGCCCGCAGTGCTAAGGTCAATAGCCATAGTAAAACCTCCTGTTATTTTCTGTAAATTCTTAATTCTTCGCTTATAACAGCACGGTATCGCGCTGTCATGCGGTATATTTTTGTGTCTGCATTCTTTGTTTGGTGACAGAATGTGCGGGTAAAGCCCATTGCAAGCAATTCATTGTCCACAAGGGTGATAATATCTTTGCATTGCTGCTTCGCCCCGGACGCAAGATTGCTGTACGCATTCAATTCGTACATCAGCCACGAATCGTGTTCTGTCATTTCGGCATCCAGCGAGCCGGTATAGGTGGCGTTGTCGGCTTCGACAAGGGACATGCACGGGAAGGAAGCGGGTGCGTCAATCGGTTCGCTGACGCGCGTTCCGTTCGGATAGGCAATATCAAATTTTTCTGCCACGCGATTAAAAACGGCAGCTTCAACATCAATCATCCGAACACCTCTTTCGCAATGCGGGCAATAGCCTCATACATAGTGCGCTGCGCCCCGTACATAGGCATAGCAGCCGGATTTCCTCGTGTTACGACTACTTGTCCGCCCTCGTCATAAAAACCCCATGCGCGGCGTTTTCCGCGCCCCTGTCCGTATTCGCCGATTTTGGATATTCCGCTCGGGCGCTTGACCGGGTACGGTTCGTCACCGTTGTAATACACGCCTGCGCCGAACTCGATAAAGCAAACCGCCTGTCCCTCGGCTAAAATCGCATATCCTTTGGGTATACGCCGAACCGTCACGGAAACATCGTTATCGCCGTCATACTGCGCCCCGGCGAAGGTCACTTGTGCGTCCTGCATGCCGATATCGGCAAGTTTTTGGGTAAGCAGCTCCGTTTTTTTTACCACCCATTGGATATATGCCTCAATTTGCTTTATTGCGTCCGCAATGGAACTGTCGGAAAGGGTCATGCGAATTGTTTTAATCACTGACCTGCACCTTCTTAATTGCGTAGGCTATGCTGTTTCGCCACGGTGCCCGCTTGGTCACGATAAAGTTATAAGGCTTATCCGTGGAGGCACCGTCCAGCCACAGCACACTTTCTTCGTTTATAGGGCAGTTAATATCGGCGGTTATCATTACACGGTCATACGGCTCGACCGAACCGAACATTTCGCTTTCCGCTTCGCCTTTATTCGGCGAAACAAACATCTGCGCCGTCTGAAAATCGCCGTATTGCGGTGCCCAGCTGCCGGTTTTGTTGCCGTTTGCGTCAATTATTTCGATTCGCCCCTGATACTGCTTATAAATAACCGTGGAGCTGTTGCGTGCAAGGTTAAACATTCGCGCCCACCTTTACGAACGGAGTAATACGGTTCAGAATGTCCTCATCGTTTACGGTGCCGTAAGAACGGTTTATGCCGTTCTCGTTATGAGCTATTTCGCCCTCACCGCCGCGCCGAGCAATCATCCGAACCGCCAATTCACATTGCGTTGTTTCGTACTCTGCCGGAACCGTTGCTTCGTTTTTTACCCCGAAAGGATACAGGCGAACAAGGATTCTTTGAGACGCTATGAGGAGGTAAGACAGTATCTGTTCATCCGTCACATTGACATCGTTTATAAGTTTTTTACAAAGGGATAGCTTCTCGGCCTCCGTCATAGCGATACCTCACTTCTTCTGTGTTTTGCCCTGCGGCTTCGGCTTTTCGGGTTTCGGTTCGGGTTTCGGTTTTTCGGGCTGAACCGGTTTTTCCGGCTCAACCCTTAATCCAATAAATTCACAAGCCATATTCTCACCCGTTAGCTGTTTGCGGTGGCCGCCCGGCTAAGGTAGATACCCTTCGTCTTGTTCGCATAAGCGAAAATGTCGTGGTAAACACGATAGTCAAACTTCCATGCGTCCGCTTCCTGGTTGACCTCCGGCGAAAAGATGCGCGGTACAAGGTGCTTGGTGATCTGCACCAGCGCAGAAGGATGTACGATCAGGAAGTTAATGGGGAAGGAAGTGGTCTTGGGTATAGAGTAGCCGAATGCGGTCGTGCCGTCATTGAGCGTAATACCGGTATTGAAACGAGATGCGGGAACACGGACGATCTCCATGTCGTTGTAGCGCTCCACATTACGGTTTACGCCGTTTTCGTTGGCAAGGTAACGGGTGACATTGCCCTTGATTGCCTGATAAGCAAGCTCGGAGACGAAGCAGATACGACCCTCGCGGGGCACCTCTGCGTCACCCATCTGCTTCTCGGCATCGTCAATCATGTTCAGCACATTGGTTGTGCCTACGGTGATATCCGCTGCGGTGCCGGTCAGAATGCCGGTAAAGCCTGCCATGCTGGCGAAACGGTATGCATCCAGCTCGGGGACAACCTGAGTGCGGATAAACTCACCGGCAAGGGTTCCAAACGCCATGCCAAGGGTTTCTTCGTTGTCCATAACATCAACGGAGAAAGAAGTGCCCCTGTCCTTACCGAGCTCCATCGTCTCCCAAGAACCGCTGACACTGCCCTTCACGAACCCGGTGTTTCGTCCGTAATTCGCAAGGCCGTCCATTGAGGTCTTGTAAATCTGCACGGTTTTTGCGCCGATAAACCGCACTCTGTCGCTGGTAGCGTCAAAGCGGGCGGTCAGACTTTCTCTCTTGTAAACTTCATCAAGCAGCGGGAGATATCGCTGCGCAAGTGCAATAGTATTAGCCATTTTTCATTTTCCTTTCTTAGAGCCCGAAGTATCTCCGCAGTTCGTCATCCTTGGCCTTTTCCATGTCTTTGGCCGTTACGGTATTGCCCGCAGTAAGCCCCGGCTGTCGGCTTATGAATGCGGCTTCAGCTTCTTTTTTGATTTGTTCGATGTGCTTTTTGTGGTTGGTGAATACCGTCTTGAAATCGCCGTCAAACAGGGCTTTTGCGTTCTCTGCGGCGGTCTGTTCGTCATAGCCCAGCGCCATATATGCCGACTTGTGGCCGGATATTGCGTCTTTCTTGCGAAACTCTTCCAGCTGCTGCAAAATGCGCTCTTTTTCTTCCTGTTCGGAAGCTTGGCGGGCTTCATCATCACTCTGCTTTGCTCTGAGCTGTCTTTTGTACTCTGCCGCCTCCGAATTTGACTTCGTAAGCGCAGCTTTGAGCCGTTCCAGCTCATCTGTTGCGGGCTTTGTCTCTTTAGGCGGCTCGTACTGTTCAAGTGCGGCAATTTTCTGTTCCGGGGTCATTGTTTCGTACCCCTCAATTTTGGTGGTATCCATCGTCCACGCTCCTTTGCATTTTTTTCGGTGTTCCTTCACCGTTGGCGATACTTGTATAGCGGCTTCCCTGCCGCTCATAACGGCTTGCGCCGATATTTACGGTGTAGTGGCGGCGTTATCTTCGGTCACGGTTTCGTCTATGATCTCCGTGTTGTCCGCCTTGCCCCATTTCGCTTCGATGTACTGTTTGCTGTTGGCAACATCGGCCACGGGGTCATTGGAAACGCCCGAGCGCTGGAAGGCGATCTCCGGGGCAAAGCCCAGTTCGCGCATATTCATAGCGGCCTGCGTTTTCACAAGGATGTTTGCGGTTTCGTTTCGGGTGAATTGAATTTCAAAATCGGAAATATTGATATCCAGCAGCCCTTTTGCCTTCAAAATGCGGGTGATTATGCGGTCAAAACGCCTGTTTGCCGCCTTGAACAGATCTGCCGTGTTCCGGGCGAAGGTATCCGCCTGATACCAGCCGTCACGGTAGAGGACGGCTTGCCCCGTGTCGCTTGTCGAAGTGCCGCCCTTTGTATTTGTGGGCATGCCGCAAATGCTCAGGGCGCGTTCGTACAGGTAGTCAATCAACACCTGTACTTCGGTCTGGTTAAGCTGTTCGGATAGGATTTTCAGGTCGGCTTTGTCCTGCCCGGTCGAACGGAGAAACAACATGCCGTTTTGACGGATATAATTTGCGTCAATCGGCTTTCCGTTTTCGTCCGTGCCGAGCTGGCAGTTATAAAACACCATAAGGCTCTGAATAAACTGCTCTATGCCGTCCACACGGTTCGACTGAATCTTGTTTATTTCATCCAGCAGGGGAATAACACTTTCAAACGCGCTCATGCGGTTGTTTTCGTACTGATACTCGATAATCGGTATCTCGCCCAGCGTGTTGACCTCTTCGGAAATAACACTGATTGCCGTGCCGTTTATCGGCGTGCCGGTGACAATGCGCCCGGTTATGCCGCCCAGCACGCGGAACACCCGGTCACGCGTGAAAACATCAAAAATCGCCTGCGTGGTGTTGTTTTCGCCCTTTTCGCCTGTGAGTACGACATTTACGCCCATTACCGGTGCGCCGCCCGGTCTGCGACTGTACACCACAAACGCGCTGCGCGGGTCAAGCGCATAAGCCCGGAAGGGCTGCTGATTATCGTTTGACGGCTCTACATAGCACACACCTATACCTACGGTGTGAAACCAGTCCACAATGGCGTTATCTGCGTCTTGCTTGCCGCTTAGGTACAAATACTCATTGAGCTTGTTTACCTTGTCTGTGACCTTCGTATCGTCACGGCGCGACACATAAAAGGCAGGCTGTGTGAGGAAATAGCCGTTCTTGAAAGCGACTATTTCGGAGGCGTGATTCTCCACGACTTTGTTGTTTATCTCTGGGCGCACTTCCTTGACGCGCTCAAGGATGGGCTGCAAACCCCGTCTGTACCAGTACAGATATTCCTCGGCGTACATGTTCTCAATGTGGACTGAGAGCAGTTCGTTGAGAAGCGGAACAAGGTTGTCCGCCGTTATTTCGTCAACCGTGGTATATATGCGCCGTCTGCCGAACAGATCGGGGGTTTCCGTGCTGTTCGTGTTCGTGGTGTTCTCGCTCATAGCCGCCTCCAAAACAAAAAATGCCGACAAACCTTAAAGGTTCATCGGCACTTGGCAATTTGCACTTGGCACTATTTGAGTATTATCTTTTTATTCGCTTTGCACCCCTTGCAATAGGGATAAATCGTTCCGTGCGCGTCCGGCGCAACATACATAAGCAGCCGGGGCGGCAGTAGATAGGTATTCGGTCTTTATCGCTCTGTTCCACGCCTTAAACACGCCCCTTTGCATAAATATACATTTCCTGTGCATAATTATACACTACGGACGCATTTATCGCAAATCAAAAGTATCTGCGTTTCACCTCGACGGTGTTGCACATATTCCGTATCTCATTTTCAAGCATGGACAGGCCGTCCGGCGCGTCATCATGGGCAACCTTGCCGCTTCGGACATAGGTTGTCAGCTCCTTCATCATCTGTCCATACTCGCTGTTCGGGGTATAAAGGGACGGGTCAAGAAAATAAAAATTTTTCAGAATGTTATCCGAAGCGACTTCAATCCTGGTTTTCTTGTTCGATATTGATCTTTTTGTCTTTATCCCGGTTTTTCCGCCGCGCTCCCGAATGATTTTTTCCACATCGCGGGCATAATACGCACCCGCACTGTTCGATTCAAAGGTGACATTTGCCACTTTGTGCTTCATAAGCACTTCGGCGCACTCTTTTTTGGTCACTTCGGGCACATCATTGCTGAACACGCAGTCCACTATGTACACATCGTCACCGTACAGATAGGCAATGGGCAGCATAACACTGTCCCCTCCGCCCTCTGCTGTGTCGCAGGCGGCAATTATTCCGTCCGGGTCAATATCTGCCGGAAGTGACATATACCGATTCAGCCGGTCGGCAGGGAAGAGCAGCCCACGCGCTTCATACGGCTCCTGCTGAAACTGGCTCGCCCACTGTACCGGGCTTACAAGTTCCCGCTCCTTGCGGTAATAAGCCGTTGTGAACATGGGTTTTCCGTTCAGAACAATGGAAAAATTGCTTTCATCCGTCTTCGGGTCAAGTGCCGGTATTGCCAATATCTTTGTCCGCCAGCCCATTGTGGGCGCTATATCCTGCAATCTTCCGATAGGGTCATAAAGGGAATATCTTGTTCCCTGCGCTACGATAGGGCAGCCTTCAAGCCGTCTGCCCAGCAAATCACCGCGCACCTTGTCCCAGAGGGTGTCAAGGCGGTTTCGGTTGTTTGCCTCCACATCGTCCGACACCAAATCGTCCAGATATAACATTCCGTCCGGGGTCGCTTCGGTGGAGCCGGTCAGTGCGCCGTCAATGCTTCGGCAAGTGACGGTTGCAAAGCGCTTTCGGGTCAGTAAATGGATTGTTTTTTCGTCCGCATTCGTAGCTTCAAGGGTGGCTTGGGGGAAAATTTCGTAAAAAGTGTATTCGTCCGGCTTCGTCAGCACATCCAGTATGCCTGTGTAAAACGATTTCACAAGGTCATTGCCTGCGCCGCAGAAGATTGACGAACCGAGAGGGGATTGCCCCGACCGAAACAGGCCGAACCATTCGCCCAGCGTGCTTTTTCCTGTTCGTTTCGGCTGTGATACGGTCAAAAGGTCAATTTTGCCGTCATTTACATCCTGAAACGCCTGCACAACCGGGCGCAGAACATTTCGGCGAGGCTGATAAAACCGTTTATCCGGGTTGCGCTTCCATTCCATATACAGCATAAAACTGTCAAAATCGTACTTTGCGGCAAATAACAGGCTGCGCCGGTACATTTCAAGCATGCTCCGGGAATTCATGTCCCGCGCATACACCGCAGCTTTGTTCTTGATGTTGGCATTGTGCCTTTTCGCTTCGGCACGGTCAACATCCCACAGCAGCCGTACCGCCTCAAAATAGTCAGACAGCGCACTCGGGTCACGGAGATTGCGCATGCTGGCTGCTTCGGTCATCTTTAGGATATCAATTGACATAAAAAATGCCCCCTTATCGTTTGATAAAGAGGCACTTGGCACTATGGCACTTGGCACGAAATGTTATTTATTTGCTATGTTGTATAAAATTGACTTTCAGGGCGGCCACTCACTTCACATACAGGCTGACATGTGTGTTTTCGCCCACTTCAAAGCCGAGAGAACTGTACAGGCCGTCAAGTTCAGTGTTATGAAACACGGTTACGCTCCCGGCTGCACGGTTCAGGTATGCGCTGAACATTTTCCGCATTACACCACGGTTCCTATACGGCTTGAGCACTTCGGCTGCGTACAGGATATTTCCGTACAGTGCCGTGTTCTCGCCGCAGATAATCCCGATCGGTTCGGTTCCGTTCAGGCACAGCAGGAATATCGTGTTCGGTGCTGTCAGGGCTGTGCCGCAGTGGCTCAGCGCGTTTGTCCAGTATTCAAATGCGCCGAGCTGCCCTGCGTCTGTTGGTGTGTAGGGGCGGAGGGTCATGTGGGATGTTTTGTCACTCACTTTGGCTATCCCTCTTCGGAAGTATTGCCTCATGTATGCCCTGCACCCAGTTCATTTCCTTTCCGTATTTGTACATGCCCTCATACAGCGGTCTGTTGCTGACTATGCTGCGAACGCTGGTGTTTTGAAACTTTGTTCCTTTCCGTGTGCGGTAGCCAAGGTCATTCAGCTCATCCGCAATTGTCAACATCGGGGCGCTTTCGTCAATCCGCTTGAACACATACTCCACAATCGGTCGTTCTTCGTCATTTATGACCAGTCTGCCATTTTCAACCCGGTATCCATAGGGACACCGGCCACCCGAATAGCCTCCACACTGTGCTTTCATGCTCCTGCCCTTGCTTGTTCGTAATGCAATGTTTTTTCTTTCCTGATTCGCAACGAATTGAAGGAGCGCGCGATAAATGTTCACAAAATCGTTTCCTTCGGTAAATTCCTCTTTCACGCTGAGCAGCTTAATGTTCTTCTTTTCAAGTGTATAGAGATAATAAAAGTACAGTTTTGTTTCACGAGCAAGACGGTCATTCTTGAAAACTATTACCGCCTCAAACGGCGGGTTAGTGACATTATCACCGTACAATATCCCGTTCAGCGCAGGTCTGTCATCCTTCGCGCCGCTCATTTCATCAATTGCCCATTCAACGATATTATAGCCGTTCTCGTTAGCATACAACAGAATGGCCTGTTTCTGAACCTCGATTCCGTATTTGTCGTCCTTTGCCTGCTGCTCCGTTGACACCCGGATATAACCTATTGCATTTTTGAATGTTTGCATATCTCCGTACCCCTTTCCTTTTGTCCTTGCTGAGTATAACATGGGTATTAAAAAAAGTCAAGCGGTTTATGCAAAATATTTTTGCGATTTTATATAAATAGCCGATAATTGCCCGGTGCGGAACAAGGTCTTTTTATTTTTTCTTTTTTATTTTTTTCGGTGGGGGAGGGGATTACTCCGCCCCGCAGGGCTTCCAGCTATCCCCCACAGGGGGGCACGGTGCAGGCCGTCACCGGGCAGCCGGGAACGGGTGAAAAATCAATAATTTGCATATAATCATGAAAAAATGTTGTATTTACGCTTGACAAGTAAATGCAAGGGTGTTATACTATGCCCGCAGAACAAAAAAGCAGCCCCGGCAGCACCGGGGAGAAAGTGAGGACAAGATGAAAATAAACAAGCACGGCCTGAAGATACACGGACTGAAAAGCGCATCAGGTGACACCAAGAACTACGGCAGGAACTGTTATATCCAGATCAGCTACAACACCCGCACCGGCGAAGTGTTGACGGATCTCCATTGCAGCATCGGCGGGAACAGCTGGACAGAGTACTGGGACAGCGATATTACTACAATATGCAATACCCGCCGCCACATGACCATGCAGGAAATAGCGGATGCAATAGCGGATGAGCTCGACTGGATGCAGCAGTGCGCCGCCGAAACGGCATAAAAAACGCCCTGCACAGTGCAAATATGCAGGGCAATCACAAAACCAACCAGACACAAGGAACGCCCGGCAGCCCTTGCATTATAGCCTAACAGCCGGAGAAAATCAAGGAGAATTTACTATGAAAAACAATGTACTGTATTTAGAATGCCGGGGCTGCTACTTCCCCGATGGTGATCAAATCAATAATTTTTCTGATGTCGGTAATTATCGGGTAGGCGCATACGCCCACAGAATCCAAGCAAAAAATGGGAAAAAATATATTTTAGAGTTTACTCGCTACGACCGCAAGGAAATGCGATACACCTCATTGCGGACGGGCAAACCCCTAAAACATCCCAAATGCGAAACAGTTTTAGCAAACGCCCTACACATTGACACAGAATTTGAGAAGCAAGAGAAAGACGGCTATTTTTCATCATGGAGAGACTGCAAACTTGAAAAAGAACTACACGACAAAAAAACATATCTATTCACAAAACCCGACATATTAAGAGCGGTAAACGATATTAGCGTAAAGCAGTATAACAAAATCGTATTGTTATCAAATGAAAAACTTGTTGACCGTCTGCCAATGATTTACAAGTTGGGCAGCTACCGTGAAAGAATGATACTTGATAATCTAAGCGAGGTAAAAACGAAGCAATATACAAAAGAATATCAGGTATATACTTTCATTTCTGAAAATGGCGATGCGTTCGACTATGAAGCAATTAGCAACAGAATTACAGGTTAAACAATAAGGAGAAAAAACTATGTTCAAGACGAATTTTTACATCGTGATTATCACAACCCGCGACAAATTCGACCGGCCAATCAAAAAGCAATGTTTTCGGCAGGTCAGCGGCTGGGGCGAACTTTTCGAAGCCCCGGACGGTTCGCCCGTCTCCCTGCGCTTTGACCGCCGCACGCCAAAGGCCTGGCGAATTACGGAAGAGAGCACCGGGTACGCCGTAAACGGTGACTATTACAGCACCCGCGCCGAAGCCGTGCGGAGCATTACCCCGGAATTTTTGCAGAAAATCGCCGATCGGTTGAAATATTCGGAAATGCTGCGGGCTGCGGAAACTTTGGCCGCCTTTATCCTTGCGCAAAAATCGCCTATTGACAAGGCCGCCGCAGGACAGTATAATAATGCAAAGGAGTGATTTTATGATAGTGTTGTATGCTCTGCTTTTAATTGCGTTTTTGCCGGTCTGGATAATTTTGAAGTGTATAAAATGGTGACGGGGGGCGCGGAAAATGAATATTATGCACGCAAAGCACGGGTTCCGGCTTTACTGGTGGGGCGGTCTTTCCCGCCTCTTGTACGATGGGGACGAAAAAATTATGTTATGCGATTTAATAGACGAATGGCGATGCCGCGAACTGTTAAAAACAAATAACTACAAGGTTTGCGGGGCTTTCGTGACGGTTTCGGGGAATAAAATTGTTTATATACGCAATATTGAAAATGGCTATAATTTTATATGCAGTTTAACGGGAAATAAAAAGCGCGAATTATTTTAAGGCAAAAACAAATCCGGGCGCGGCCTTCGGGCTGCGTCTTTTTTTTCGTCCTGCACGGTGCAGCCGGTGACGGCCTGCGCCTTTTATTTTTGCCCGCCGCCGAAAAAGGCATTTTTAGCCATTCTGCGGCGTTTTTATTTTATACCCGAACATTTACCCGCCCACGGCATAAAAAGGCTGCGGCAGGCTTTATTTTGCCGTTTATGTTGATTTTGCGGGCTTGCGTCCACTGGGCGCGGCGGTTTTGGTGTGTTTTCCCGCCTCAATGCCGGGCGGCGTGGGGTTGAGGCGGCACCCTTGCCCGGCTGCGTCCCGCTCGGGTTCGGGGGGGGTGCTGCCGCCCCGCCCTGCCTACCTTGCCCGAACCGTCCGCGATAGTCGCTCGGTAGTCGCTTGCGATAGTCGCTCGGAAAAAGAAAAAAGCGGCTGATAGTCGCTTGATAGTCGCTAACAGTCGCTTGATTTTTGCCTGATAGTCGCTTAATAGTCGCTCGATAGTCGCTGGCCGTCCCGAAATAGTCGTTCGGGATAGTCGCTCGATAGTCGTTAGTCGCTGGTATTTTCTGCTAATGCTTCATCAATTCCGAGCAGTGCGGGAGTATCTACCACATCAGCAGCTATCCGAGCTGCAAGGTCGGCTTCGCTCAATTCGGCACCGAGCGGGTTCGCAACCGTGATAACCGTCTCCTGCTTGTTCGACATGCCATAATAGTTCTTTGAACGGAAAATATAAGTTACCTGTGGAATCTTCCCGGTGGACACAAATTCAGCGTCCAAAGCGGCCATAACTTGGCGGGACTTTTGCACCATCGCCGTCCTTTCGGGGCTGCATCCCTGCCCATGCAACCACTGCGAGCCGGTTGAGGTGTCCACGCCCAGAGCCAAATAAAGCTTCTCCATTGTGGGCAATTCTCCTGTTTCGGTGCAGTGTGCAAAAAATTCGTTCAGCCGTTCCGCAACCTGTTCATCAGAGGTCGGGGGTTCTAATCTCCACCAGTGCAGACTGTTCAGGATAATCCGCCGTATTTCATCTCGGGAGGCATCAATTTTATCCTCCACGCAACAGTTTGTCTTTGCGTTCTTGCGGTGCTTGCCCTCAATGCGCTTAACCGTTCTGTCTATTGCGTCCTGCAACCGCGCTTCGGATATGGTCTGTGGGGTAATTTCTTCCGCTTCAACCACCTCCACCTTCTGTGTCTTGCATGTTTCTTTACGCTTGCCCCGCCTGTTTGGTGTGCCGTCCTTGTTCAGCAGCGGTGTGCCGTCCGTATCAAACTTGGGTGCAGCCTGTCCCGTCCGTTTCTTCTTGTTCGTAGTCGGTGCAGCTTTCTTTTTCTGCCCCGTCTGTTCTGTTTTCGCCTTGCCGCTCTGTTTGTCCTGTGCGGTCTGTCTGTTCGGTTCAACCTGTCTGCCCTGTTCCGTTTTATCTATTGCCATATGTTCAGCCTCCTTTTAGCCGTCTTGAATTGGTAAATTGTACCACATTACCGTGATTACAATAAATTACACGCCCCCTCAAAAAGCGGAAATCATCAAAAAGCCCTTAGCACGGCGGTTTTGAGTATATTATATATATGATTACCAAGATTACATATAAATAAATATCCTATATATACATATTGGCTTGCAATTTTTTATTTTATATATAGGGTATATTTTTTTGCTCAAATTTCAGTAATATGATTTTCTGCATTCATATCATAAATCCCCAAAACCGCCTTGTAGAGGGACTTTCCGCTCTTATCGCACTTTTCGCGCAATTCCTTGTTCGCCACGCCTTCCAACGCGAGACACCGCATTGTTTGTCTTGTTCCGGGCAGTGTTTTGGTTATATATGGATATTTTGGGCGAGATGTTTGTGTTTTTATCAGCCCATGCCTTATCGCCCATGCGGCGAACGAATCCAGATTGAACCCGTTTTCCGTGAGAACTTTTTCCAAAATTGAGCGGTTTATGTAGGTATAGCCCACTTCGTCCGTCATACCCCACACTTCACCGTTGCTGAATTCGGACGGCCTGAACCGTGCCGGATTAGCTGCGATCCAGTCGTTCAGCCAGTCATAGCACCGTTCGTTCTGATCTATTTCGTCCGCGCCGGTCAGGTACGGGAAAATATCGTCAACGGTTATCGGCTCAACCTCGCCGGGCGCGAACAGGGTATCCGCAACAATCTGTCCGGCAGTCAAAATAATGCCTGCTGCATCAGCCTGTTTCGATGTAATTCCGCGCAACCTCAGCTGCCGCGAATAGTCCTCATGCAGCGCTCTAACCATATCTTCACTGTCTTCTTCGGTCAAAACCTCAACCAATCTGCGCCCTGCGTGGCCGAAGTTTGCCGATATAATCGCCACCGTTTCCTTGAAGTCGGTAAAGAGCGCCTCATCGCCGCACGGAATCTCGATTATTCGGTTCACGGCACCACCGGCAGATCGTCCGTTGGAAATCGGAGTTTCGCCGTTGGTTATAATGCAGTTTTTCCATGTCTGATTTGCTTGAATGCCGCCTGATTTTGCGCCTCGTCCGCGCCCGACACCCTCTGTCAGCATGTAAACATCACGGTCAAAACTTGCCCGGCTGTCTGCGCTTTCCACTTGGAACTCGTCCATAATCAGCGGCAGCGAATTGCAGAAACCGGCCAGCATTTCACGGGCAACCTTAGTCGAATTGAAAGATACCACATAATCGCCCATGCCCGGATATGCCCATACAGAAGCGCACAGCATAAGCAGGACGGATTTTCCCGCGCCGGTGCCGCCCCAGATATGCACGATAAACGGGAGGGAGTGGCAAATATTGACCATTACGGACGAAAACGAAGCTGCCAGCAGCAGTGCATTGGTTTTTTTATAGTTCCACGCCTTTTTAGCGCAGTTCAACCACGCCTTAAAGTCTCCCTCCTGCCGAACACACTCAAAAGCATTCCTGAAATTGGCGTTCCCGTCAAAAACAAGGTTGTCACTATACGGCGAAAATCCGATTTTGGGAATCCAGCCGAGCCGTCCCGTGCTGTTCTGCTGCGGAATGCGTTCAAAATTCAGCGCTTCAAGGTCGGAAAGATAGGGCACTATAAGGTTTGAGTTTTCGCTGGTCACTCCGAGCCCGTATCGTGCCAAAGAAACGATTTTTGTGCGGGACATGAGTATTTCTCTTTCCACCACTAAAGAACGCCAAATTGAGCCCCTGCAAAACGCCAGAGAGAACCGCACTTCGCCCGTCTCCACATTCACGAAGCGTTTTTCCAGTGTGAGCGGATGAGAGCACACCTGAACCGTAAAGCCGTTTCTGTCTATGAGCGAAACGCCGTCATCGGTGCAGGAATAGTTGCCGCAGTCCAGCTCAACCGGCTGTCCTGTGAATTGGGTCATGTTCCGTTCCGGCTGCATTGCGGCGGGCTGAACAGCACGAAGATATTCATTCCACATCTTCACAAAACTGGTCACACCTATTTCACGCGCCCGCGCCCGGAGCCGTTCCTTTGTCTGCGTCAGTGCGAATTTGTCGTTGATAAAACTGTATAAATATTCATACGGCGCAGTGCTTTCAAGGAAATCGGAACGACCCCAGCTGTTTATCAGGTCGCGCGAATTAACACTTTGTTCCATTATTCACAATTCCTTTCGTAATATTTTCAATAATCCATATTGTCAATCTGATGCCGCAGATAGGGCAGCGCGTGAATCGCTTTGCAAATCTCGTCCGGGATATCGTCTGCATTTTTGATGTTTAGCCCTGCAAGGCTTTTAACGGCGTTTTCAGCCCTTATCAGTTCAAAGCTGATATCTAAGTAGTGTTCATAGGAAAAATCCGCCCTTGCCTGCTTTATGCGCCGCACGGTGGCTTCTATGCGCCTTCGCTCTGCAAGTTCAGCCATTGCACGCTTGTCCACCCGCCCGGAAAGGGGTAGCCCGAGCCGAAAATCCGTGTTAAGCCTCATCAGGGCTTGCTTGAAATTGATGTTGAACAGCGCCATCGTCAGACTGATAACATCTCCGTGCGCACCGCAGACGAAACAGTGATAAACCGTATCCGTATATGCGAAGTTCGGGTTCGTGCCGCCGTGGATAGGGCAGGGGCAGCGGTTCTTGCTGCGCCGCCCCGTCCCGATCAGCCCGTATCTGTCCAACACCTCCGGCACCGTCACGGCCTGCCGGATAGCGTCTGCCGCGTCAATCATTTGTCCTTCTTCCCGCTCAGATGCACTATCAGCCACGCCGAAAGGAAGGCCACAAGAACGAAAATTACGGCATAAATCCATAACGGCGAAAGTACCCAGTACCACGCCCAATCTATCACATTCGTAAGGCGTAAAACAACAAATGCAACAGTGAGCAGACAAGCAGTTATGCGCAACAGTGGCGCAGTAGAGGATTCGTTCTTATTCATTGTCAACCTCCGATAGATTATCTGCATTTATTGTGAAATAGTTTAATCCCAGTATCACGAACCCGCCCACGCACGACGATTATTCATTCGGATTCAGCATATATGTGACCTTTACCAGCTGCGACCGCCCGGTGTATTTCTCGCCGTCCCACTCATTCAGCGCAAGATAATCCCCGACCCTGAAATCTCTATCATTCTTGCGCAGTTCAAAGGTTTTATAGCCCTTCCGTACCGCCTCAAAGTATTCCGGCAAGGTTTTTAATGCGTGTATCATCCTTTTATTCCCTCCCAGTCTAAAGCCTGCCCGCATTTGTCACAATATTTCTGCCTGCGTCCGGCCACCCAGCCACCGTTGATATTGGAAATTATTCGCTTTTTGCAGGATGGGCACAGAAAGTTATCATAATTCTCATAGTAAGATTTGCCTTTTAATTCTGAATAATCGAACGGCCTTTTCAACGGTTTCTGCGGCATCTGCTTTTCGATTGCCGCAACGGCAATTTTCACGGCTTCGCAAAATTCCGTTGCTTTTGGCGAAAGCGTGGCATTGACCTTTAATATCTTGATTGCTTCTTCATTCATCATCATTGCTTTCTCCTTCTGTTTTTTTTTCGGGAATAACGCCTCCTGCAATTCTTCCTTGTAGCACCAGTGGCTAACTTCGATGGCCATTTCAATGGCTTCCCTTTGTGGCTCGAAGTCCAAGGCATTAAACAGCTTATGCTTTGCCGAATAATTCAAAGTAGCACAATAATCCGAACTGGGAATCCACACTACCACTTGACAGCTCTCCTTCGGCAGCTCCTCCGCTGCATTACGCCATTTAATCGTTGTTGTTATTGTTTTCATTTTTCCTCCTCCTCAAATTCTGCAAATATTCCGTCTCCGTCAGGTATATAAATCGGCACCAAAATCGCCTTGCGGAAAGCCCTCTCGGCCACCTCGTTGAGATACAGGGTAAGCCTGTCCTCTTTTTGCGTATTTTCTTCGTACTGCTGCTTTGTGCAGTGGCCGTTTTCCCATGTAAAAATGTTAATGCCAGGGTCATAGCCGAATTTCGCCCAAAGCGCCTCATCGTTGTATTCGTAGTACGCCTCGGCGAAATCGCTGCGCTCGCAGAAAAAACGCTCTTTATACAGGACATATTCGCCCACTACCGGCTTGCCGAAATCTCCCAAATACCAGCCGTATTCCCCGGTGCAGATTTCCCCGTCCACTTGCGGGAGTATTGGCAGTTCCGGGTATTCTGCCGCCAATTTTAACAGTTCCTGCGTGGCTTCGCTTCTCGTCATTTTTCTTCCTCCTCTTTGACTGGCTGCCGTTGCATTGCTTTTTTCAGCAGCTCCACCTTGCGCAATACATCTGCGGCTTCATTGATGTCAATTTTCATTGCCCGCCTCCTCACAGTGTGTAATAAGTTTTAAGTTCGCGCCCGATCTCCACCATCAGTGATGCAGCTATAATGCGGGCGTGATTGTATTTCGCCTTTGCTCCTTCGTAATAATTGCCTTCCCACCCGTGCTTGTTCCGTTCGGCAATATTCTCTTCGTTGTGCTCAATCATTTCCTGCTGATACAGCGTCAGCAGCCTTGCAAGTTCCTGTTTGTCAGTTAGTGTCATTTACTTTCCCTCCCCATTGCTCCGCCATAGCTTTTGCTATGCCGGGAAATGTACGGCTTCTGAGCTTTGCCAGTTCCGGGCCCCAGCGCAGCCATTTACCGTTATCATCTCTGCCGTCCGCATGCGCGCCGATTGAATAGTTACCCATCATTTCGCCGCGGTCAACGATGTTTGTAGGTTCCAGTTTCGGCAGCCCCTTTAGCCACAGGCAGGTCTTTTTCTGCGCGTGATCGCCGAATTGATACGGCTGTATGATCTGCGTGGGCTTTTTGTAGAGCGTACTCATCCGCCCTACGGGGTTTTCTACGGCTATTTTCGGGCAATCTGCCCTGATAAATTGCATAAAAAACCATATTGCTTCCTGCTGTTTTTGCCGCCTTCTCATGATGCGCTCCTCGCCCCATTTAGGGGAAAAGTAGGCTGCGCCGGCATTGGAAAGATAAGTGCACGGCGGGTGCGCAATCAGCAAGTCCCACTTGCCTATATAGTGCGCTTTGCCGTCCATTGTGATGATCTCGCCGCCCTCAATCGCCCTGAGCGCATCACCGAGTATGTGCCATTCGGGGTGTCCGCCGCTGGGTTCCTGGATATCGCAGCTGTAAGCCTCGTGCCCCAGCTCGCGGAACGCACAGCACACCCTTTGCGATTCTTCGCAGGCTATAAGTACCTTCATTTCGCAGGCACCTCCTTCAGCTCAAACCCCTTGCTCTTGTCGTAGTACTTATCCAGCTCCGGGGCTCGCTCGGCATAGATGTCGTTACAATCGCAATAGCGTCCGGCATCAGTCAGCGTGGCAGATAGTTTGGCCTGCGTTTTGTCCGTGGCAAACACCACCGTGCGCGGCGAATCCGCGCTTTTGCCAGTTATTATGCGATAGGCTTTAATGGTTTTCATAAGTAGATTCTCCTTTTTTAGTCGGTTTTTCTTTGATTAAATTTGTTGCGCAAATCCGTCCTGCGGGGTCGCGTTCGTCCTCGTCAAACAACGGACATTTCTGCACGCATACGCTGTGAAAACTCAATTGTTCATAATTTCGGGCGCATTGGATAAGTGACGGTTTAGCCGTCCACCCGGGCACGGGGGTGAAATCTCGCGCCCAGGGGCAGGCGTTCCCGTTAGTGGAGTTCTTGCAGTGCCAGCACAAAGTAGGTACGGGTTTGCCTTTTCCGCGACCGCGACCGGCTAACCCGAACCGAGTAAGCAGTCTGGATACCGCACTCGGTGTTATTCCGATGATTTTGGCAGCTTCAGCAGTTGTGTTATATGCAACGATATCGCGCAGTTCGTCTTCCGAAAGGCTGTTAATGCTGTTATCATCCATTCCGTAAAATCCTCACAATCTCTTTGCCCGTGCACCGTTTATCGCAAAAAACATAGTCTATATTGTACCGTTTACCCATAGTCAGCAGGACGGCATAGAGCCGTTCGCCGGACATAGCAAGGGGCGATATTGCGCTGCGTGGATTTTTCCATTTTCGCACATCCTCAAGGGATTTTATCTGTCCGCCATGTTCGCACAGGATAACCAGTTTTATTTCGCAATCCTGCGCTGTTTGCAGTTCCCGTTTGAATCGCGCGTGCTGCTGGCAGACATTTCCGCACAGTTCCGAAAGGTTCTGCTTGCGGTCAATCACCAGCCGGGCATTATCTAACGACATATAATCGCCAACCGGCAGCTTTGACGAAAGCACACGGATATTTTCTTTTTCGAAGTGGCGAAGAATGCCGGTAATGGCACGCGCCTTTTCGCGGGTATCCACCTGTATAACCATGCTTACCTCCCGTCAGAACGGCAAATCTTCTTCGGGCGCAACCGGCTCCGCTCCTGCCGTATAATCGGTGCTGCCGGTGCTTTGTCCTTTGCCTATTGGGAACTCGATATTATCCACCATCAAGTCCCATGCCATACGGTTATTGCCGTCTTTGTCCTGATACTTACGGCTTTCCATGCGGCCTTCCAGCACTATGCCGTCTCCTTTGTGGAAATATTGGCTGATAAAGGCTGCGCTTTTGCTCCACGCCGTACAGTTAAAAAAATCGCACTGCTTTTCTTCGCCTTTTTTGTATCGTCTGTCCACCGCAACGCTGAAATTGCACACTTCCGTGCCGGTTGCCGTGGTTTTGAGCTCGGGGTCATGGGTCAGCCTGCCTGTTATGATGATTTTATTCATTTTCATCCACCGTCCTTACTTTGTTTAATATTGCAATTGCCGTTTCGAGGGCCTGTACATCCTGCCGCCACTGCGGGATAAGTTCGTATTCTTCGCTTTCGTCCGCAATCATTGATTTGATATGCGCTCGTATTCCGGCAAGGCGGTCTTTTGTTTCCCGAATAGTCATATCGTCCTCCTAAATTATGTCGTATTCGCCGAGCGGGACGGGCTCTGTCATCTGTTCCGTTGCCCGGCAATATGCACAGTGTTCACATCTTCGCGCGGGGATAATGCCTTGCTTCATAGCGTCCAGTTCCGGCAGCACCTCCGCAAGGTATTTAAGCTGCGCTTCCCTGCGGTAATCCTCAATATTTATCAGTTTCAGCGCCGGTGGGTCTTGCTTAGTGATGATCGCAAGGTCTGTTTCAAGCCCGTGACCTTCCAGCGCATAATAGATTGCCATTTGCAAGTCCCACCGCCAGTATTCGGCAGGGTGCAGCCGCCCGCGCTCCACATCGTATAGCGGCTCAAAGTCTTTTGTCGTTTTCAGGTCAACGATTCTTTGACCGGGAAGGTATACATCCAGTTTTGCCTTGAACGGATACCCCTCTATATACCCGGTCAGAATGACCTGTTTTTCGCCCTGCATATATTCCATAAACACGGGGTCTTGCTCTGCGCGAGCTATCATCTGGTTCGCTTTGAGATATTCCGCTTTCGGTGTACCGTCTTTCTTGAGTATTTCGGGGTGCTCGGCTTTGAAATCGGCAAGAGTGCCTTCAAAGTGTGCGTCCACATAACTCCCTACAAGCAGGGAAATACTCGGCGCACGGTGCCACTCGCCCCTCAGTTCAGCCAATGCCGCAGCCGGGCAGGACAGCATGTTTTTCACAAGCGAAGCCGACCAAAATTCCTCGTTCGCCTCTGTGGAATAATAATTATCAGCCGTCAGATTCATTCACAGTACCCTCCACAGGGCTTTCAGGGGCTGTTTGCGCCGTTTTTGCTTTTTCCTCGGACAATTGCTTACCGCAAGCCAAACAAGCCTTTTTACCCACCTTTCTGTCCGAATATGCGGCTATCTGCTGCGCCGTCATTCCATTTGACGGCTGAATGACCTTGCCGCACACTTCGCACTTGATAACCTCCACCTTGGGGATTGCGTTTCTGATTCGTATGCCGTCACGCAGACCGCCCGTTTCGGGGTCGCGCACTCTGGGGTCTATGTAGAGCTGGATTTTTTTGCCCTGCAAGGTGTCAGCGTCTACACTTTTGTACATTTTGCGCAGGGTCTGTCGGTTCGTGGCGTTGATTATCAGGGGGCGCACATTCTTAATGCCGGGAACGGTGTTTTCAACAAAGGAAATCACATCTTTGTTTTCCTTGCCCCGTTGGAGGGTCACGGAGCCATTCCATATACCCTCGATCGTCAGTATCGGTTCTGTACCGGGGTCAATATCCTCTGCGCCCAGATACTCCGATTCCCTGTTCTGCCCCAACCGTTCCTTGCCGTTCAGGCGTGTCAATTTGTCACCTGTGTTGATTCCTGCCATTTTCTTTGGCCTCCTTAATATGATTTTTAATGAGTTCGTATGTCTGTTCGCGCTCCCGAACGCGATTCTGAGCCGCCCGCATTTGTAAGACGAATAAGGTTTGCATTAAACTGTGGGTCTGTGTTATAATGGGGGTGTAAAGGTTGTTTCTCATATTGTTTCTTTACATTTATCTCCTTTCTCCATACGCCCTGCCGTTCGTTCTGCGGCAGGGTATTTTTTTTCAAATAATAATGTCATCTCCGTCATCCTGCGCTTGTAAAAGTATCTTGTTCAGGTGTTCGATGTCCTCCATCGAAAAGGCGTGGCGCAGCACCCCGCGTGCGTTTTTTATAAGCTGCGCCGAACAGTCCGGGCAAAGATATTCGTCCACAGTCAGTGCTGTCGTATCGGTCGGAACAGATTGTCCGCACCGGGCGCAGTCCTCGTATTCGTCATATTCGCCCTGCCCGCACCGTGGGCAAACTTCATAATCAGGTTCAAGCCGTTCGCCGCCGATATGTACGGTTTTCGGGGCTGTGAACCGTGCGCCGCAGGCACATATGTAATAACTCATCTCCATATTCTCCTTCCGTTCTTTTCGCTTATAGTCTGCAAGTGCAAGGCTCGGCGCTGCATTTGCCGTTCTTCGCGCTCCTGCAAACGCCCCTCGTGCACGCCGAGGTAGTAAAAGGTACAAACCGTTCCTGCCCACACGATTATTCCGCAGATGATTGTCCAAAACAGCCAAGTATTTTCCATGTTATTTGCTCCTTTCCAGCAATGCTTCCGGCGTTGTATTCAAAACCTTTGCAATGCAGCTTAAATCGTTAATCGTAATGTTTTTCGGGTTGCGCAACCGGGCGTTGAAACCTTGTGCTGTGCTGTATCCACATCGGCGAAAGATGTCCTTGCCGGTCAGCTTCAGCTGCGCCATTCTTCCGCGGATATTGCGTTCAACAGTCTCGTAAAGTGTCATGCTTACTCCTCCTTCGCCGTTCCGTAAATGTATATCTCGCCGTCTACGATAAGGTTGTCCGGTAGTGCAGTGATCTGCGTGTCGTCAATGTAGAGCGAGCCGTGCACGGTGAGGTTATTTGGCAGCGAGGTAATCCCTGTGCCTCGGAGGTCGAGATTTCCGCGCACGATGAGGTTGTCCGGCAATCTGACGAACAGCGTGTTTCCGGTGTCGAGCCAGCTATAACGCGATTCCATCGTTTCGATTAGTTCTTCAAGGGTTTGATTGTGTTCCATATTGCTCATTTGCTTACACTCCCTTTCAATCACAGTACGGTTCACAAATAGTGAAGCGATATCCGTATTCCGTTTTGTCCAGTTTGTAATAGCCGCGGAAGTAATAGTCGGGATAGTACCCGCCCTTCCGTGTCTTTGCCGAAAACTCCGCCGCTTCCGGCAACGGCTGTTCGTTCTTGAAAAAATGCGCCAGTATCTCGTCTGGGGAAGCATCGGGATCATTTATATCCCACACCCTGTAAAAATCCCCGTAACGCCGATACTGCCCGCTGTGCACATGCACTATCTTGTCTTTTAGTTTGTTGCTCATTGTGTTCTCCTTTCAAAATTTGTTAATTCATTTCGTTGTCATAAAACGCCCGGAAATTCCGGCACGCCTGTTCCGCACGGATAATCACTCTATCGCGATTGCCGCCCGGAATATTGCCGCTCAGATAGCGCGAAAAGGTTGATGGGCACATGTTCGGGAATCCGTTATGCCGCAGGATTGCGAAAAGTGTTGTGTACGGAAAGCCTATTTCATTCGTTTCTGAAATGTACCGCACCATTTCCCGCCGTTCCTCTTCGGTAAGCAACTGTTTTCTCTTTGCCATTTTTAACCGCCTCCTCTCTCCGTATCGGTAAATTGTTCTTTACATTATTCCCTTGTGATGATATAATGGGTAATGAAAGGGAAACAACCTTTTACACGGGGAATTATACTCCCTATAAAGGGTGTTGTCAAGGGAAAATTCAATTTTAATAGAAAATATTTTTCAATCGGGGAGTAACTGTTATTTGTTCGAATATGAAGTGATTTATGATTTGCTT